TAGCTTTGGGACCGGATCAACTGTTAATTCCTCAGATGCTGATAGAGGAGCAGGTAATACCTGGAAGGTTCCCATTAAAGGTCTCTATGACATATCTGTGACAGCCCGGTGGGATGGTGGTGATGTGGATAAGCTTCTATGCGCGACACTATCAATCAATGGTACCGAGTATGTGTGGACTGAAAACAGGATGCAGTCTCTTACCCCTCCGTATGCTTCTACTTTGATGATTCAGCATACACTTCCACTAAGTGCAGGTGATCTTGTCTGTCATCTGTATCAGAACCATGCAGGTGATAATCAGTTGGCTCTAGCGACTTCCATTTTTGTCTCTATGGTTAGGCCCTTGTCGTGACTGCTCCCGATAACACAGTACCTGCTGGGGTTAAGCCTAAGACGACTGATAAGCCTATTGACCTGAGGACGGCAGATGCCAGGACGGTGTTAGCTTTCCATAGGAATGATGATGTGGATGCACGTTCTGAGTCTCATCATCACACCTTAGGCAAGTCCCATTCTCAGGCTTCACCAGGTCCACATGTCCATGACGGGGGTACTAGTGAGGCCCTCCTGTCGACTACAATTACCGGGTCCCGCGCTAATAATACTGCGGATATTCTCAATCAACTCTTGAATGAGTTGACGAACGAACATGCACGCCTATCAACCGCACACCAAACAGCGTCTCTTCCATGAGGCTAAGAAGACAGTAAGGTTGTACATTGGAGGGAACAGGTCAGGCAAGTCGGTGGGCGGCGTTGTTGAAGATTTGTGGTGGGTCACAGGAAGACATCCATACCGTAAGATTCCCGACAAAAGAATCCACGGTCGCGTTCTTGGGGTTGATTTCATCAACGGAGTACAGGGTATACTCCTGCCTATCTTTAAGCGATGGATCGTACCGAGTGACCTTATTGACGGTTCGTGGGAGCGGTCATGGTCCCTCTCAGAACGCACCCTCACTCTGGCAAACGGAAATGAGATCGACTTCAAATCCTACGATCAGGACCTCGACAAGCACGCGGGCACGTCTCGGGACTTTATACACTTCGATGAGGAGCCACCGAGAAGAATCTTCGAGGAAAACCTAATTAGAACGATCGACGTAGGTGGTTCGGTCTGGATCACCATGACCCCAGTCCAGGGTTTGACATGGACATATAACACGCTATACTTGCCGGGGAAATCAGGTACTAAAGAGGACCTGGCTATCATCGAAGTAGATATGGCTGACAACCCATATCTCTCAGTCCAGGAAAAGATGACGGCCCTCGCCTTCCTGGACGATGATGAGAGAGCCAAACGTGAACATGGAAAGTTTGTTCCCCGAGGTGGACTTGTCTTCCCGGACTATATGGCGAGTGTTCACAGTACACTCAGTCCTGGATGGCGTCCGCCTCGTGACTGGCTTATTTATCATAGCCTCGATCATGGCTACAACAATCCTACTGCTAGTCTTCATCATGCTGTCAGTCCTGATGGTGGCTCTGTCGTAACGTTCAAAGAGTTCTACGGTCGTGAAAAGATTGTAAAAGATTGGGCTAGTGAGATCGTTCAGTGGGAACTAGATAACGAGATAGAAGTCTTTCTCCGTACTGGTGACCCTGCCATGAAGCAGCGACAGGCTCAGTCAGGTAACAGTATCCAGACGCTTTACGCTGAAGCCGGTCTGTATTTCTCGCTGGACAGTGTGCCTCGCAATGTGAGCATTGGTGTCGATAGGATCAACACCTATCTTCAACCTAATCCTCAGACCAGGATGCCTTATTGGCAGTGCACTCTTGCCTGCCCTAACCTGATCCGTGAGATGAAGTCTCTACACTGGGACTACTATACCTCGCCTAAGCTAGAGGATTCTAATAACTCACGTGAGACCATCCATAAGAAGGATGACCACGCACCTGATGCTCTCAGGTACTTCTTCACGTTCCTGCCTGAGCTATCTGCTCAGGGTCTTGACATCACTCCAAGGTCAGAACACACTTTAGATGCTAATGATGTAGGTACCATCTGGGATTACATCGACAAGTTTGGCCCAGAGGCATCACGTACATCTGATCCATCTACATGGAACATTACCGTAGGGTATGACCTTAGGGAGCTTGAATATGACTAGCGATAGATTTCACTTCACCCCTGTCGAGAACCTGCCCTTTCCGGGTAGCTGTGCCATTTGTGGTTCCAGTCGTAGACCTTGTATCGACTTCCGTATCGACATTGACTACTTCGGCACGTTGCTGGTTTGCACTGAGTGCATCATTGAATCGGTACATGTACCAGAGCTTGATCTCATGCGTCGGTCTGATGCGGTGAGACTCATGGAAGAGAACGACATCATGAAGCGACAGCTTGCCATGGCTGTAGATGCAATGGAGGATTTGCAAAGTGGACTGGTGGCAGCTGTTGATACTTATGTGCACCGTGTTCGTAACCTTGTTACTGAGCCTGTGGTTGATACTCTGGTTCCAACAGAAGAACACCCGGAACACGTCGGAACTAATATCGTTGTTGAAACACTCGGTGGACCTCCTGTCGGTTAAAGACCCGATGACATATCAGGTTGTAGCGAATGATGCTAGCTCACTGCTAGACTCAGACTACAATCCTTCTGATGAAGCTGAACTTGAACGTTTGAAGAGGCGAGGTTATGACGGCCCCATCTATGATGCTGCCACCGACTTCTCAGGCGACCTCGACTCAGCCGAGTTTGAACGGATCAGATCAGAACTTAACGGAGAAGGATAAGCTACCATCTGAAAAGGATCAGGCTAGACTCGTCTCGTGGGTCAAGGAGAACTACGAGAAGATGAAGACGGATCGACAGCGTATCCGTCGCACCTGGGACATCAACCTGCAAATGTATGCAGGGGAGCAGTACATTCAGGAGTTGACTGGTAGATCAGGTATCACCAAGATTGGTACCCCTCCTAGTCCACGTCATCGTGAGCGCAGCATCACCAACCGTACCCGTCCTCTGGTAATGACTAACGTTACCAGGATGACAACACAGAAACCATCTGTAACGGTTGTGCCTGCCTCAGGTGAGGATGACGACCTGTTTGCTGCCCAGTCAGGTGAAGCTGTCTGGGAGTTCCTGTACATGCACAACAACATCCAATGGAAGCTAGAACGTATGGCTTTCTGGTGCTGTGTGACAGGTAATGGATTTCTCAAGACATGGTATGACAAGGACTTCATCGACAGGCAATTAAAGACCGTCATGGGCTTGCCTACCACAGGGAACGTGGCCTTTGGTGTCGTCACCCCCTATAACCTCTTTTTTCCTGACCTGCTCGAAGAGGACATCGAGAACCAGCCTCACGTGTTCGAGGCATACACCAAACCCATCGAGTGGGCTAAGCAACGGTACAAGATAGATTTCGAGGCTACCTCTGTAGCTAAGACCGAAATCTTCGAGTCAGCTTACTTTCAGAGCACAGGCTCTAACATCGCCAAACCAGATTCAGTCTTGTTGATTGAGTCCTATGTCAAACCTGGCTCATGTCCCTTGTTGCCTCAGGGTGGGTTGGTCACCATCGTGGGTGACAAGATGGTTACCTTCGTTGAAGGTATGCCTTACACTCATGAAGAGTATCCTTATGCTCACATTAAGGATCGGATGAATGGCAAGTTCTATGCCGATTCTACGCTTAATGATACCAACCCTCTTCAGATTGAGTACAACAAGACCCGTAACCAGATCATCGAGTCGAAGAACCGTATGGCTCGACCCCAGTTGTTGGTGCCCATTGGCACCATGGACCCATCTAAGTACACGTCAGAGCCAGGTAAGCTTGTTTTCTACAAGCCTGCACTAGGTAAGCCTGAGCCTCTGCCTCTCACACCTATTCCCAACTACGTGTTGGATGAGCTTGGCCGCATCGTCTCTGATATGGAGGATGTCGCAGGTCAGCATCAGGTGTCCAGAGGTATGGCACCTGGCCAAGGTGTGGTAGCTGCTACCGCGATTGCGTACCTTCAAGAGAAGGACGAATCAATGCTGGCGACAACCATGTCGTCAATGGAGCAGGCTATCACGAAGATCGCACGTCATGCGCTATCACTTGTCGTAGATTACTGGGACGTGCCCAGGATCATCCGGGTGGCTGGGATGGATCGCGCATTTGATAGCTTCGCGCTCAAAGGTAGTGACATTGCCAATGGGCTAGACGTGCGTGTTGAGCCGGGCTCATCTCTGCCTATGAGCAAGTCTGCACGTCAGGCTTTCTTGATGGACCTGTTCCAGTCGGGGGCCATCACAGCACAACAGATGCTGGATATGATGGAGATGGGCTCGGTTAACGTCCTGGTTGACAGGATGCGTATTGACATGAGGTGTGCTCAGCGCGAGAACCTGCGCATGAAGAAGATCACTCCTGAGCAGCTTCAGCAGTTCAAC